TCGACCAGGCTGCCGGCGGTCGTGGGCGCGCCATCTTCGTTCGTGGCACCAGCGCCGACGTGCGCGTCATGCAGAACTACATCACCAATCCGGGTGTGACGAACAACGTCGTGCAGATCGACATCGAGGCCACCTGTACCGGCGTGCTGGTGGCTGAGAACTTCGCGCAGGGGACCGCAGCGAACCTGTACGTGGCGGCATCCGGCGCCACCGGCCGCGCCTACGGAAACACCGGCGCGGCATCGTGGCCGGCCGGCTTCGTCACCGGGTCGTCCGCCCTGTAATCCAAGCCCCTGCCGGTACACCCGCAGAGCCACGCGACCGGGCCGGCGGCCGCATCAACTCCAGCCGCATGACCGACCCTGATCGCCTGCCCGAGCTGTACCTCGCCATCTTCGAGCACGACGCCCGCGGCGCCGCGCTGCTGGACGATCTACATGCGCGCTTCGGCACGCCCAAGGTCGTCACCGACGGCGGCATCGACGCCGTCCTGAAGACGTACAAGAGCACCGGGCAGAGCCTGGTGATCGCGTACATCCTGAGCCAGATCGCCCGCGCCAAGGGCGATCGTCCGATCAACATGGAACCCGACGAGGACCCGACCGCATGAGCGATGCCGCCACCGTCACCCCTACCGCGCCCGCCGCGCCCGCCGCGCCTGCAGCACCGGCCGCGCCCGCAGCTGCTGCCCCGGCTGCCGCAAGCCCGGCGCCTGCTGCGCCTGCCGCACCCGAGAGCCTGATCCACGGCGACGCCGCGGCGCCCGCGCCAGCCGCCGATCCTGCTGCGCCGCCGGCCGATCCCTTCGCCGCGCTGCTGGGCAAGGTGCCCGAGAAGTTCCACGTCAAGGGCGAGGGCGACAAGCTCGACCCGGCCGCCTCGCTGGCCAAGGCCCTGGAGCACCGCGAGCACCTGGAGAAGCGCCTCGGCGCCGGCGACCTGCCGCCGAAGTCGGCCGCCGAATACGCCTTCGAGATGCCCGAGGACATGAAGGACTTCAGCCTGCGCGAGGAGCGGCTGAACGGCTTCAAGGAGGAGGCGCTCGCCAAGGGCATCACTGGCGAGCAGTTCAAGTGGATGATGGGCAGCTACCTGAAGGCGGTCCCCGACCTGATGGAGGGCGCGGCGGCCATGACAGCCAGCCAGGCGCGCGCCGAGCTGCAGAAGGTCTGGCAGGCGCCGGCGGATCTGGATGCCGGCCTGTCCAACGCCACCCGCGCGCTGCGCATGCTGCCGGCGGACCTGAACGAGGCAACGCGCGAGCTGGGCACGAATCCGGCGTTCCTGCGGGTGATGGCGCACTTCGGCGCGCAGATGCGCGAGGACCGGCCGCCGGCCGACCCGGGCCCGGCCAGCACCGGCCAGACCGTCGAGCAGATGATGGCCAGCGAGGCCTACCGCAACCCGAAGCACGCCGACCACAAGCGCGTCAGCGACGCGGTGCGGGCGCACTACGAGCGGGCGCACGGCAAGGCGCCGGTCTGACCCTGGCGCCGCACGCCGCGGCGCAGCCAGCCAACAGGGCCGCCACTGCGCGGCCCTTCGCACGCCTGGGCATTCGTTGCGGAATCGCAACGCGCCCGCGCCAAACACTGCCCGGCATCGACAGGCCCGCCGTGGCAAGCGGATCACCTGCAGCCAAGCCCGCAGCGGCGCCCGACCAGGCGGGGCGCGCAGCACGTAGACCAGCGGCCCGCGCGAGCGGATCACCCGAACGCCGAACACCTTCCACCCCTCAAGGAGAGTTCCGTGTCCGACACGATCCCGCAAAGCTTCGTTCAGCAGTTCGACACCAGCCTGCGCATGCTCGCCGCGCAGATGGAAAGCCGCCTGCGCTCCGCCGTCACCGACCGCGGCACCATCACCGGCGAGTCGTTCACGATCGCCAACATCGACCCGAGCGGCGACCTGCCGGTCGACAACGTCCGCCACGGCGACACCATCTTCAGCGACATCACGCACTCGACCCGCGTGGTGACCATGAAGGACTTCTTCGACGCGCTGCCGCTGGACCGGGCCGACATCCCGAAGATGCTGGTCAACCCCGTGACCGGCGGCCACTACGCCAACACGCTGATCGGCAAGCGCAACCGGAAGATCGACAACCTGATCTATCGCGCCTGCCGCGACAGCCAGCTGCTGAAGGACGGCACCAGCGTCGCGCTGCCGTCGAGCCAGAAGATCGCCCACGGCGGCACCGGCTTCACCAAGGCCAAGGCCATCCAGACGCGCAAGCTCTTCCGCGCGAACGAGAAGGACAGCCACAACGGCGAGCAGCTGTTCATCCTGTACACGGCCGACATGGTCGAGGACATCATGAACGACACGACGCTGACCAGCGCCGACTTCCTGGCCAACAAGTTCCTGCAGGAGGGCGACGTCGTCGGCAATTGGCTGGGCTTCACCTGGATCCCGTTCGAGGGCATCGACCCGGTGAGCGGCGGCACCTACTTCACGGTGGCCTGGGCCAAGTCGGCGATCCACCTGGGCGACGGCTACGTCGAGGGCCGCGTCGATCGCCGGCCGGACAAGAAGAACCTCTGGCAGACCACCATCAACTGCTCGATGGCGGCCGGCCGCCAGGACGAGAAGGGCGTGGTTGAGATCGCGTACCAGTGATCTGACGGCACCTCAAGCGCAACCATCTGGAGTTCACCACCATGAAGACCTTCACCATCCTGCTGCCGCTGCTGCTGGCGGCCGTCGCCATCGGCGTGCTGCTGATGCCGGGCGTTGCCCGCGCCGTCGGCGAGCGCCTGAACGACCTGCTGTTCGGCATGCTGGCCCGCACGGGCGGCGTTCTCGGCATGGCCGAGATCACGTCCCGCGAAGCCGCGCTGCTCGCGAACAGCAACTTCCGCAAGATGCGGGCGGCGTCGTCCGGCGGCCTGCACGCCTCGGTCATCACCGGCCCCGACACCGCGGCCTGGGCGCAGAACGACACCTGCGGCAACCGCGACATCATCCCGGCCGGCTCGCGCATCGTCGGTGCGCTGGTGTCCTGCGCCGCGATGGGCGCCTCGGTCACGCTCGACGTCGGCCTGCGGGCCTGGACCGAGAACGGCACCGGCGCGGCGGTCGACGCCGACGGCATCGTCGCCGCGCTGGCCGTGTCGTCCGCCACCTCGGCGTTCAACGGCAGCGGCGCGCTGGTGGCGGCCGGCGCCGAGTACGTGACGACCGTCCCGACCGAACCCTACTTCACGCTGACCGGCGCCAACCCGACCGACGACGCCGACATCCGCGTCACCGTGCTGTACATCGCGCCCTGATGCGCGGCGCCCGCCGGTGAACGGGTAGCGCCGGCGCGCAATCGGAGGGGGCCCGCGGGCTCCCTCTTTTCGTTTCTGGAGGCCGAGGCCGATCGTGAGCAGCAGCGAAATCTCCATCTCGTCGAATGCCCTGCAGCAGCTGGGCGACGATCCGATCGCTTCGTTCGCCCTCAGCGAGGGCAAGCGGGCCCGGCTGTGCGGAAACCTCTGGCCGCAGGTGCGCGACTACCTGCTGCGCAAGCACGCCTGGCCCTGCGCGCGCCGGCAGGTCATCCTGGCGCCCGAGGCGACGGCGCCCGAGTTCGACTGGTCGCACCGCTTCGCGCTGCCTGCCGACTGGATGCGGACGCTGCAGGTGGGCAAGCGCGGCGAGCGCATCCCGCACGAGATCATCGGCCGCAGCATCTATGCGAACACCAGCGTGCTGCCGCTGCTCTACGTCTGGCGCAACGAGGACCCGGCGCTGTGGGACTCGCTGCTGTGCGACCTGGCCTGCGCTGAGATGGTGGCGCGGCTGGCCTACCCGATCACGCAGTCGGCCAGCCTGGCGGAGCTGAAGCGCCGCGAGGCCAACGACGCGCTGCGCGAGGCCAAGAGCATCGCCGGCCAGGACAACGAGCCCGAGGAATGGGGCGACAGCCCGTTCACCGACGTGCGGTACTGATCCATGCGGCAGGACATCCTCAGCACGAACTTCACCGGCGGCGAGCTGTCGCCGCGCCTGTACGGCCGGCCCGACCTGGCCAAGTACGCCGACTCCGTCAAGCTGGCCCGCGACGTGGTCATCCTTCAGCAGGGTGGCGCACGCGGCCGACCCGGCACCGACTACCTGGGTGAGGTCAAGGACAGCAGCAAGGCCACGCGGCTGGTGCCCTTCGTGCGCGATCAGGACAACGCCTACGTGCTGGAAATGGGCGACGGCTACGCGCGCTTCTGGCGCGACGGCGCGCTGCTGGGCGGCGTGTACGAGATCACCACGCCGTACACCAGCGCCAACATCTTCGACGTCGACTTCACCCAGGGCGCCGACACGATGTTCCTGGCGCTGGGCACGCTGCCACCCTACCGGCTGCGGCGGTACGGCGAGACGCGCTGGGTGCTCGAGCTGGCGCCCTTCGACCCGGCGCCCTTCGACGAGGTGGGGCGGCGGCAGTCGACCGTGATCACCCTGGGTGCGACCAGCGGCAGCACGACGGCCACTGCCGCAGCCTCGGCGTTCCTGGCCGCCGATGTCGGCCGCAAGCTACAGCACAGCGGCGGCGAGGCGACGATCACCGGCTACACCTCGGCGACGCAGGTCGACGTCACCATCACCAGCGCCTTTTCCAGCACCACGCTGCCGGCGGGCGCCTGGCTGATGACCGGATCGCCGCAGACCACCTGCACGCCGACCGACAAGGAGCCGGTGGGCAAGATCACCACGCTGACCGCTGGCGCTGCGGCGTGGCGCTCAGACGACGTCGGCAGCTTCGTCAAGCTCAACGGCGGCCTGCTGCGGATCACCGGCTACTCGTCGGCGACCGCTGTCAGTGCGCGCATCGAGTCGGCGCTGACGGCAACCGTGGCGGCCGAGGCGGATGCCTGGTCGCTGGAGTCGTCGGTGTGGAATGCGGCCGACGGCTACCCGGTCACGGCCACGCTGCACCAGCAGCGCCTGGTGGCGGGCGGCACGGCGCGGTTCCCGCAGACGATCTGGGGCAGCCGCATCGGCCTGGTCGGCGACTTCACCAAGGGCACGCTGGACGATGACGCCTACAGCTTCACGCTCAGCAGCGACGAGGCCAACCCGATCCAGTTCCTGTCGAGCAATCGCGACCTGGTGGTGCTGACCTACGGGGGGGAGTGGGTGCTGACCGGCGGCATCGAGAAGCCGATCACGCCGACGAATGTGCGCGCCACCCCGCAAGCCAAGGTCGGCAGCGCGAAGGTCCGGCCCGAGCAGGTCGACGATGACCTGTACTACGCGCAGCGCGGCAAGGCGACGCTGCGCACGCTGGGATTCTCGATCGAGGTCAGCGGCTATCGCAGCGGCGAGGCCAGCACCTTCAGCGAGCACCTTCTGACCGGCGGCGTCTCGCAGATCAGCTACCAGCAGAGCCCCGAGCGCGTCATGTGGGTGCAGGAGGCCGACGGCAGCTATCTGGCCGTGACGGTCTCGCGCGAGCAGGCGGTGCGGGCGTTCACGCTTTGCACGCCGGCCGGTGGTGGCGTGGTCGAGTCAATGGCCACCATCCCGGAGGGGGGCGAGGACAAGACCTACATGATCGTGCGCCGCACCGTGAACGGCGCGACCAAGCGCTACGTCGAGCGCATGAACTGGGGCGCCTACCAGGACTGCCGCAAGGTCCTGTCACCTGCGGGCAGCAGCACGCTGACCGGGCTGTCTCACCTGGCTGGCCAGTCCGTCAGCGTGGTGGCCGACGGCGTGGACCTGGGCGACTTCACCGTCAGCGGCGCCGGCGAGATCGCGCTGCCGCGGCCGGCCCAGGCGGCGCAGGTCGGGCTGCGCTACACCCCGAAGCTGCGGCTGCTGCCGCCCGAGTTCGGTACTGGCATGGGGGCAGCCGCCGGCAAGAAGGTGCTCAGCGGCAAGACCCTGGTGCTGTTCCAGGACACGATCGGCTGCAGCGTGAACGGGCAGGCCATGGCCTTCCGCGAGTTCGGCGAGAACGTGCTCGATGCGCCGGTGAGCCCGTACAGCGGGTGGAAGGACATCAGCGACTTCGGCTGGGCGGTCGACGCCGGCGAGATCGAGCTCACCCAGCCGCAGAGCTACCCGTGGATGGTGCTGGCGGTGGTGCGGCGCGTGACGGCGAACCCGGGCTGATGATGATCCGCCTCGCAACCCTGGACGACATCCCGCGCCTGGTCGAGCTCGGCCGCGTCATGCACGCCAGCGCTCCCGGGTTCAGCCGCATGCGGTTCGACCCCGAGCGTCTGGCCTCGACGATCGCCAACACCATCGGCACCGCAGCCGGCTTTGCACGAGTGGCCGAGCGCGGCGGCGTGGTGACCGGGGGCATGTTGGCGGTGGCCACGCCGCACTACTTCAGCCCCGACCTGGTGGCGTGCGATCTGGCGCTGTTCATCGACCCGGCGCACCGAGGCGGCATCGCGGCGGCGCAGCTGGTGCAGGCCTACGTGCAGTGGGCGCACGACATCGGCGCGGCGCTGGTGCATCTCGGCCTGGTGGCTGGTGACGCGGAGCAGAACGAGGCGACCGCGCGCCTGTGCGAACGGCTGGGCGCGCGGCGCGCCGGCCTGGTGATGGAGTTCTGACGATGTGCATGTCCCTGGCGATCATGAGTGCGGCCGGCGGCCCGGCCGCAACGGCTGCTGCCGGGTCGATGACCCAGGCGGCCGCCGGCGGCTTGAGCGCGCTGTCGTCGCTGGCCGGCGGCGTGATGCAGTCGCGGGCCGCCCGCACCGATGCCGAATCCGCACGCGCGGCGGCCGCGGCCAAGGCGAGGCGGATCCGCGCCGCTGGCGAGCGCGAGCTCGGCCAAGCCCGCGGCGATGCCGTCGGCGCCGGCGTGTCTGTGGCCAGTGGTTCGGTGATGGAGGCGGAGCGGCAGATCGTGCGCAACGTCGAGCAGGACGCCGGGCTGGCCATCGTCAGCGGCAACAGCCAAGCGGCCGCGCTGGAGACGCAGGGCCAAGCCGCGCTGATCAACGGCGCGCTCGGCGCAGCCTCGAACATCGCGTTCGCGGCAGATCGATGGAAGCGGGCACGGAACCTGGCCGGCTACGGCCAGCCGATCCAGAACAGCCCGATGGACCCGAGGGACTACTGACATGGGACGCATCGCCGCGGGGCTTGAGTTCGGCCAGGTTGTCGCGCAGCCGGTGCGGGCGCAGCCGCTGGACATCAGCCCCGGCCTCAACGCCGTGGCACAGACTGCCGCCCGCTTGGGCGCTGAGCAGCAGGCCGAGGGCCTGCGCGCCATGGACGAGCAGCAGCGCGCGCAGCTGCAGGCCGAGCGGGAGGCTCGCGCCATGCGCGAGAAGGCCGACGCCAGCGCGGCGCAGGCCAAGCTCTACAACCTGCGCGACTCCGTGGCCGACGAGCTGGAGCGGGTCGGGCAGGAGGTGCTCGACGGCCGGCTACCCAAGACCGAGGCGCCGAAGGCCTGGCAGGAGCGCACCGCCAAGCTGATCACCGACAACATCGCCGACGTGCCCGAGGCGCACCGCGGCCTGGTGCAGCAGGACCTGCAGGGCCTGGTGGGGCGACTGACCAGCAAGGTCGGCGACGTCGTGCGCAAGCGTGACCAGCAAGACACGGCCGCGGCGATCACGCAGACGCTCGAGCACACCCAGCGGCTGGCCGTCACCGATCCCGAGGGCGCGCGCGGGATCATGCTGCAGACGCTGGACCAGCTCGGCCCGGCCGCCGGCATGACGCCTGACCAGATCGCCAAGACCCGGCAGGGCTGGGTCGAGAGCACGGCGTACACCCGGGCATTCACGGCGGTCAACGCGGCCAAGGGCGACAACAAGGCGCTCGGCGTGGTCGAGCAGGCGATCGGCGCCAATGCCGACCTGGACCCGCAGCGAAAGGCCGCGCTGCTTGCCACGGTCGAGAACTACCGCGCCGCCAACGAGGCCCGGGCGCTGCGGCAGGCCCAGCATGCCGAGATCGCGGCGGCGCGCGTGCAGCGCCAGTCCGACGAGGCCTTCGGCATCCTGCAGGGATGGGCGCTGCAGGGCAAGCAGGCCGACCCCAACGCGGCCGCCGGCCTGATCAGCCGGCTGACGCCGACGGCCGCCGCCGCCTACAAGGCGATCGCCGCGGAGATCCCGGCGCGCACCGCGGTCGCCATGCTGCCGCTCGAAGCGCAGGCGCAGCAGCTGGACACCCTCAAGGCTCGGGCCGTGACCGGCACCAGCGTGGAGCTCGAGCGCGAGATCAAGCGCCGCGAGGAGGTGCTGGCCCAGGCGCGGAAGGACTACGCCGACGACCCGCTGCGCGCGGCGAACGAGCGCGGGGTGATCACGACGCCGCTGCGGCCGCTGGACACGTCGAGCCTGGACCGCATCGCCGCCGGCCTGGTGGAGCGCGCCGGCCAGGCGCAGGAGGTCGCAACGGTGACACGGCGGCCGGTGTCGCCGCTGCTGGCCGACGAGGCGCGCCGGTTCGGTGACATGCTCGGCGGCCTGCCGGTTGCCGAACGCGGCCGCCGCATCGCGCAGCTGGCCGAGGTCCTGCCGGCGCCGATGATGCTGGCGCTGGCGCAGCAGGTCGGCGGGGAGGACAAGGGCGCCCGGCGCGCGCTGGCGCTGGAGATGCAGTTCGGCGCCGACAAGACCGTCAGCGGCCGGTACCGGTCCGAGCTGGTGGCGCGCGGTGCGCAGGCCATCAAGGACAAGGGCATCAAGGAAGACACCTCGGCGGAGTTCGGGCTGCGGGCGCAGATCGCCAAGGAGGTCGGCGACTCGCTACCGCCGCGGTGGCGCGAGGATGCGATCGAGGCGGCCCGGCTGATGTATCTGGGTCAGCAGGCCGAGAACGGCAGCCCGAGCGTGCGCGGAGTGGTGCGGCTGGCAGCCGGCGGCGACATCGTCGAGCACAACGGCCGGCGCATTCCGATCCCGGCCGGTCTGGACGAGGGCGGGTTCCGCGACAAGCTCAAGGCCTACCCGGCCGACGCGATCGCCAGGCAGGCGCCGGGCGGCGCGGTGATGCTGCCCGGCGGCAAGACGATGCCGGTCGGCCAGTTCCTGCAGGCGCTGCCCGAGGCGGTGCTTGAGCCGGTGGCGCCCGGTCGCTACGGGGTGCGCGCAGGCGGCGGCATCGTCATGGGCGGCACGGGCCGCCCGATCATCATCGAGGTGCGCTGATGGCCCTGGGTTCAGCCTACGAAGACGAGGCGGTCGACGCGCTGGCCAACTCACCGGTCCTGCCGAAAC